GGCTTTGGCGATGGCGATGGCTCTGGCTCTGGCTCTGGCTTTGGCTTTGGCGATGGCTTTGGCTCTGGCTTTGGCTCTGGCTCTGGCTTTGGCTGATTAAATAGTTTATGGCTGGTGGCAGGTTATGCGGATTGGGAGTACCTGGTCGGCCTGTCACTAGCCTCCAGATGAAGAAGGTAAGTTTTATGGCTGGTGCGGAACGTCACATTGAAAAGGCAATAGAATTCTGGCGTATATGATTTCCGAAACCACAGTCTTGCCAGACACCAGCCACCCATTAGAGAAGAGGAAGGAAGAAATGATAAACCTAGCACTTATTAAGTTTATATGTATCGCCACCGTCTACGTGGTGTTGAAACTCAAGTTCGCGAAAGAAGTTGTGAAAATGGAGAAGAACAATGTTTAGCAATTTGTTCACAATTGGCAATTCGCCAGAGCTAAGATTTACTCAAGCAGGAAAGGCTGTTGTCGGCCTCTCATTAGCCTGTGACGTAGGTTATGGGGATAACAAGCGTACGACCTGGATAAGCACTGCATTGTGGGAGAAGCGTGCGGAAGGGCTTATAGATCATTTGCATAAGGGTGATCAGGTCTTCTGTGTGCTTGATGATATTGAGTTGGACAAGTATCAAAAACAGGATGGCACAAATGATGCCAAGATCAAGGCCAGAATCGTCGATATTAAGCTGGTTCGTGGTGAGAAGAAGCCACAAAGCGACAAGCCGGAAGAACCATCTGCGCAACCGGCTCAACAGCCCGCACAAGATGGTGGGTTTGATGATTTTGAAGACGTGCCTTTTTGACGCCCATATTGCCCATGTGGACAAAATGGTTTGACCAATTTAACCAACTGGGTAAAAAGGTATTGAGATGACAGGAATGAGCCAAGAGGCCGTTAATAATATATTTAGAAATGCTATTTGCAAGCCAAAGAAAAAGCCGAGAACCAACTGGCGCAAAGAGATAAAGCTTGAGCGTAACAGGGTTCTTGATGAGGCCATATTGTTATTGCGTCGTGAGTTGCGAGAAGTACCAGAAGCATACAAGCGCGGCTATAACTCAGCGATAACAAAGCTGGAGATAATGAAAGATGACGCCCTTTGAGCATTTTGTGCTGAATATATTTTTCCCGTTAGTAGCAGCCGGGGCGATATTCGCAGGAATCAGCATTGCTTATTTCGAATGGAGAGAATTGAAGTGAAGTCAGATTTACAAACTGTTGTTATGTGTCCGGGCAATGGGTGGAAACGGATAGCTGGCGCAGTATATGAAAGAAACGATGGGCTTAGGCTTCACATGCTCGGGTGTTGCAGACTACCAAGCAGCAAAAGTGTAGTTGGGTACGATGCCGAGAATTACTATTTGCAAAATAAGTTAATAGCAATCAACGGTGGCAACAGAAAACGTGGCTTGATGGCTTGGGCCGCAACGTTGGCCGTTGAACCCAGCTAAACAGACGCGCAGAGCGTCGAACTGATTTGCCGTTGTTATGCAGCGGCCAACTAACGGAGGGGGTTATGAGTGATTTAGACCGCCTGCGGAGAAAAGCAGAAGAAGTATGGGTGGAATACATGCGGCTCGAAGAAGAAATCGAAAAAATAGAAGCGTTAGAGGCTAAAAAGTTTACAGAAGAGGATTCACCAAAAGGAGAAACTGTGCCGGGCGTAAACTTTAAAATAGCTGCATAACCCTGTTGCTCAATTGCGAGCAGAGCGAGTCCATTGGAGAAAATTGTTATGAGCCGAGAAATCGACAATTGGCTTAAAAGAGTAAAGCGAGTATTTGAAGCCTTACCTGAAGGCTTTGAGGCTGCTATTGGGTATTGCTCAATAAGCGTTTATCAAGAAGGCACTATGGATAAACACCTAGAAAACGATGATACAAATGGGTGGGGTATTGACCATGAACTTGAAGAAGGTTCAATTCAGTTTGATGGCCGCGTTACCCCTTACTCTGAAGGCTCATAACACTGGATTATAAAGACCTTGCAAGGTTGGAGTAATTAAATCAATGACTTACAGAACCACATCGAAGCGCAGAAAACTGTGGTCTGGGCGAGCCAACGCCAAGAATGGCTGAACCATCGTTATCGAGATCGAGAGAAAAGGAACCGGCGAGAAGGAAGAGATCATTTGACTAGGATTTGTTGTAGTATTCCTATGATCTGCTTGGTGTCTTCCTTCTGCTCCTTCAGTATCTCCTTCTGATTCTCCTGATTCGCTACTAGGGTGGCTATGTCAATTTGGATGGTGGTTACTGTTCTCTCAAGAATCTGTTGGCTTACTTCAACAGAGGCGATGCGAGCCTCTTGACTTTTATCATGGCCAGCTAAAGATTGATAAGCCACACCAATAAGAAATACAGATACTATCAGGCTACCAACAGTTTGGAGAGCTAATTTAACCACGGGCCTCTTCCACTATAACCACCTCATCTTTACTATACCAAGCAAACCAGCCGCCACACGCCACACCAGTCCAAGCTGTCCACTTACGCCAGCCTTTGGTGTTGTCTTCATCCATGGCAAGCCTAAATTGTTTGTCAGCCCACCGCTTGCCGTTAATCTGATTAGCGTAAAGCCAATCATGCAAACATGCAGCCCTTTGGTGTCGGCCTAGCTTTTTAAGTGCGAACCCGATCCACCAGGGGAGTGATGCTAAATCAAAGACAAAGCCGCTCGGGACAATATAGACCTTCTTTGTCTCGTGGTCGTACCATCTAACCCCGTTCTCTAGCACCACAAGCCCACGCTGAATCTTACCGTCCTTGAGGTATGGCTTATAATCGAAGTCGTCTATTGATGTCGAGAAACTCATGCGTAAACGCTCTCGCTAAAAACATTCGCTACAAAAAAAGCACTATCAACAAACACTGTATATAAAGCGTTAAAAATGAAACTTAAAATCTTCATGATAATTCCTCAGCAAGTTGAAAGTGTGGCGTGTCAACGAAGTTAGGCCAATGACCACCCCACATTAATTTATAGCCTAATAGGCTTGCAGCTTGAAGCATTGAACAAGCAACCATGCTTAAATGCTCATGCTCCCAGCTTGCTTTGCCATCAACATAGGCATACACATCTAAAGCCATTCCAGATTGATGCTTGCTCTTTCTTAATACTCCATCAGCCTTGCTTACGCCAGATAAATACAACTCACTCTGTCTCGCCGCCGTTCTAACTCCACCGTCTGACGGAATACCAAAATCAACTTTAGTAATTTGAATAGCCAGATCAGAAATCTCAATCAGTCGCGGGTCAACAGCTTCGCGACGATCCTTTGATCTTTCGCTGAATGTGAACATCATTTATCCCAAGCCATTATTCTTGCCTATGTTAAATATCCTTTAACGATACTGATGCTGATGTTTCTACAGATCCAGATGCCAAAGATACTGAAACCGCCCGTGTTTCTGTAACATTAGTATCTGTACTGGCACCACTCACAAATTCAGTTGAATTAGCATCAAAATCATAGTTCTCTGTCAATCCTGACCATGTAGCCAAACCTCCGCTGTCCAAGGATGTGCCAGCAATCACCACCCCCTTAGGTATAGTATTAACATCTAAAGTCATGTTATTGGATAAGTTATCCGTTGCAGAATCATGTAATGTTAATGTTCCGTCCTGACTTCCAATAACTCTATAAACACCTATTGCACCATAGGATGCTTGGCCATTAAAAGTAACAACAATATCGGCAGTTGTTCCTGTATCTAGTTCTATAAAATACAGCCCAACCACTGAAGAAGATCCGCCTTCATTTACAGTCGATTGTACAAATTCAGCCGCTGCACTGCCGCCGATAGTTACACTGCTAATTGTTCGGTTAGTTTGATTATCAAATGTATGTACAGTCACCATTACATAACGAGATTCATCACTATCTGGCACAGCCCCTATGGGTTCAGATGAGAATGTGTAGGTGGCTAAATTAGCGACATCAAAATTAGAACCAACAAAAGACGATGAAAGTCCTCGCTGGATAAATCTATAAGGATTAACAAAACTCATGGTTGGTAATCTCGTTTAAGCATAAATGCCAGAACACTCTCTACACGAGAAATCCGATCTCCCGCGGTTCCTGTGCCATTTTTAAGGTCTTGGTACACACTCTTTATGCCATCAATCTCAATCTTATTTGCCTGTCTATCCGCGTATTCATCCTGCTCTTGTTGGGTAAATGGGGCAATTTGCCACGCCTGAGTTAGGGTGTTGTTTGTCTCGTCAATTACTGGTTCAGCGACAACCACCTTTTCAGTAGCAGGGTCGAAAACTGGCTTTGTCGTTGAAACTTCCAACAATGGGATGAGGTCAGAATTAAGACTCTCAATCTCCATGCCATCCGCTCTCGGCCAGCGCTGATTTCGTTTTACTAATTCAGATGAGGTTGTATTGTAAACAGCCCATCGGGTATTTTGTACGTCTACGGGGTAGGTAATCATGTGCGAGTTCCTATCAATGTGACTTTCAGTCCTGTTCCAGCAATAGTGGAGCCAACCTGGTCTATATCAATGGTAATCTCAGCATCATCAGCCAAGGAAGCATCAGATATAACTGGCGGAGTAGCGGCTGTGGTTGATGTTTTCTCAGTAGCATCAATGGTGATCTTGGTAGAAAGTATGGTCGTACCTGTCTCGTTGATGTCTACGGTCAACACAGAGCCTGTAGGAGCTGTTGTAACACTTGCCCTCACATCGGTAAGGGTGAAGGCATAAGGCATTCTAAACGTGAGTTTAGCCACGCCTGTGGTTAAGTCTGTTGTCTCATCAGATGCAGCAAGAACAATGCTTTCTACTTCAGACGCAGGATTTACTAAATGCCATTCTCCTGTAGCACCATTGCGTACAAGTTCTAATTCGTGATCGGCGCCGGCTATATCACCAATAGCTAAAGCAATACCATCCAACTTAACAATAGTCTCTGCACCCAAGCCATCAGGATTAAAGGTTGGAGTAGTTGAGGTATTAGCACCAGCAGCCCTGACCCTTACCTTTTGTCTATCCAGAAGAGAGGCCAATGTTGGTGTTAGAGTTGCGGTTATTACATCAACGGTGCCAGCTGCATTCCCTGTTGGAACTACGCTAATACTGGCTGTAGCAGCACTAGCCGCCGCGTTAGTCTCTGATGTGGCTGCGTTGGTTTCACTGGTCGCGGCATTACTTGCGCTTGTAGCAGCATTAGTTTCTGATATTCCCGCGTTGGTTTCACTCGTACCAGCATTGGTTTCAGATGTGCTTGCCGCTGATGCGCTAGAGGCTGCATTAGTCTCACTCGTAGAGGCGTTAGACGCACTTGTGGAAGCCGCAGACGCGCTTGATGAAGCGGCTGACGCACTACTTGCAGCATTAGTTTCAGATGTGCCTGCATTGCTGGCTGAAGTTGCGGCATTCGTCTCAGAAGTCGCAGCATTTGTCTCTGAGGTACTTGCCGCTGTTTCACTGGACGCTGCGTTGGTTTCTGATGTGGCGGCTGCGGCTGCACTGGCGGCTGCGGCTGTGGCAGATGCACCTACTCCTAGAAGGCCTGATCCATCATCATTATCAAAACCTGTTAACCCTGCATTCCAGATAAGAACATTATCAGCCTTGGGTGGCGGAAGGGTTAAAGCTGAAACCCCTTGTTGGGATTCCTGAAACTGGAGAGTCCTGTTCGCAAGAGCTTCTACCTGTTTGCCCAACGATACAACGCGATCAAAATCATCATTGACTGTATCGGGCAGAAAATCACCATTATTTTGGTAGTCCGTTGTCCTGTTTGAAGCAATATTTGAAACAATAGTAACCAGATCGTTTAATGTTGCACCTACATCCAGTGTGATGAATCCGCCAGCAGGATTCCCAATGGTGCCTGCATCGACAACGAAAGCAGTAGTAATGTCTGTAGCATCATTAGCAACTTGTCCCGTAGGTGTTATATATACCGTAAGATCAGTCGCAGAGAAAATCTTGAACGTATAGTTAAAGACAGTCTGCCCTGCGGTTGCTGTGAACTCTTCACGCGTGTCGTTTGTCGTGATAGTCATTGTCTAACACCTGTTAGCTTTTCAACTTTCTTGGTTTTGAGTTTCATTATACTCATTCTCAACTCGGGATTTTCTTCAATTAACTGCTGTTTAGCTGTTTCTCGATAAGCCTCAAAGATAGCTCTTATGAATACAGACTTGCCACCTTCTTGTCCATCAGTTGCATTTTGATAGCTTGGAGTTCTAAAAGCTTCAGCCAATTTAGATTTTAGTGGTTGATCAACAAACCTGTTTTCTTTGCCTGAATATAAGGTGATGTAACGATCATACATGTGGCTGTCCAACTCAACGCCGCTAATTGCTCTAAGAGGCATTCTTAATAGTGTTTGTTGGCTAACAATTTCATCAGCTATGGGGTCTTTTTTGTCAGTTGACATATAAATGGGCGACATAATATCCGGCCCCAGCCCACCAGATAAAACGATAGGCTCACCAAATATGTTCCTTCTTGGCGGAAGGTCTTCCGAATAGCCAGGAATACGCGACTGTATTTTCTCCAATATGCCTTGAGTAGCATTCAAAGCAGGGTCTATTGTTCTTTCAAGTTGAGCAACGCCAGCAGGAACCACTGAGCCAGCCATCCTCTCGATCCATCTTTCAATCTTTCGGTTGTTAGCTTCTGGATCAGAAGAAACACTGCTCATTACATCAAAGAATTCTGAGACTCCGCGTAAATACGTTTTAGAGGTTACGTTCTGAGCAACAGAAACGGCTGCTGCGGTGGCTAAGTCTAAAGCCTCTGCTTCTGATACTTGGCCCATGATTTCAGACATATCAGCACTAATGCCAATTAAAGCTCCAACCGGATCAAGGCGGCTATACGCAAAATAATCATCACCCACTCGAATAGAGTACGGTTGCCAACCTGTAGTTCTGAGCAGGTTTCTCATTGCAGGATTCTTTGGTCCACCGCCTGTCACTTGTCCAGACAAAGTGTAATCAGCAGCAGCAGCCATAATCATTGAACCTGTGGCAATTTTAGCCAAAGCCACATCTCGACGCGCGCCACCCGCTGATATATCTTCTCTGACACCTTTAGCAAGTGGAGCCAGTGGCGTTCTTTCTCCGACATACTTCATGATATTCGTGGGTGTACGAATGAAGGGAACAATTATCCTCGCGCCCGGAATCCGCCTAACTGCCGACTGAACAGACTTTCCAGCCTCTCCCAGTTCTTGCGTGAATGTTTGATAGCGAGAGGCATCAATCGCTTGAATATGCAGGTTTTCAGGAGGATTGTTGATAATGTCATTCATGCGAACAGATAACTCGTCGCCTCTTAACCCTTCGTTATATCCTGTGCGATATGCCTGAGCGTTCAACTCCATCCTATAACCAATGGTTTTAAACAGTTCATCGCCAGCAGTTAACATCCTGCCCGGAACCCTTACGGTTTCACCAACAAAGTCAGCAAAGCGACCAGGAGTACCAGATAGATTAAGGTTCTCCGCAGTAATCGACCTGTGGCCTTGGGTTTCAATCTTGGTTAGTTCGTCTGATGGTTCGCCTGTTTTTAATACTTTCCATGCAAGTCGCATCCCGTCTTTTGTACCTTCAACCATTCCCTTTAGCTGTGACGACACCTCGCCATCAGGGATAGATTGATCACCAAGACCTTTGCCTATCATAGATGCTACTTTGCGCTCACCAGCAGCCCAACCAGCTACTATGGAATTACTTAACACGTTAACAGTATGTGTAGCAGGAGAGCTTAAAAGCCCATTAATCCATGCCTCATACAACATGTCTTTGGTCTTAGCGCCCAGCATATTCTTCACGGTCTTGTTAACTTGTGCAGCATCACCCATCTGAGCTATCTGAGCAGCCATGTTTCTTGAGAAATCACCGCCACCCGCAGCATCCAAGGATTCTTTAATCGCTCTAGCCTGCATAGCATCACTGCCAGCCTGAATCCTGAATGATTGCAAGGCTCTACCGGCTTCTGCTGTTAATCCAGACACCTGTGATTGTATGGCAGAATGCTGCGACATAGCCCGACGAAAGGCTGTAACCTCTTCATCAGTTCCTGTTGCTGCTTTTTTAGCCATTTCGATCAGATTTTCACCAGATGCAACCAATATCTTCCTTGCTGCTACGGCTTGTTCTGCATTAAACGCCTCGCCTCTACGACGATCCAGCAGGTTTCCAACGGTCATGCCTAAATCATCAGCCAGTTTTACCGTTTCTTCTTGAGTGATTACTTCTCGACGTTCTGCATTGATAGCTTTGGCGTTCTTCTCGGCCACCTTTTCAATCAGGTTTTTAACATCATCTGTCGTATTGATTCGAGAAAGGTTGATATTAAGAGCGTCAGCATCACCAGCTAAACCCTTCCCGCCACTAAACATGGGCTTGGATGGATCGCCTAGTGATGGGAGTGCTTCGTCTGGTTTAGGTGCTATTGGCTCAACGGCTTTTAACTCGTCTGCTGTTAAAGGCTTGATTGGTTCGCCTTCTTTAACCAGAGAGTCATCAACAAGAGCCGCAGCAGTGTCTCTATCAGCTTCTAGCTGGTTTTGCTCGCGTTTAGCTATACGATTGGCCCGAATACCCCGTACAGAGTGAAACAGGCTTTCAGTGAGACCGCCAAGCGCCAGTCCTTCCAGAGCATTCTTGAATCTTCCTTCTGCTTCTGTGTCATCAGGCTCAGTTGCGAGAAAGTCGCTAACTGGATTCTGCAACAGAGGGAATTCTTCGGTTAAATTGGATAGCCGGTCTTCATGCGGATCGAAAACAATAGCGTCAGCAATAGCGCCTTGAGCCAATACTTTCCCCACTTTGGCTGTCTTTGTTGCTGTCTCGACACCTTTTAATGCTTTTCCCGCACCAATAAACCCTGTTAGGAACTGTGCAACACCACGAACCAATGCTCCTGTGGTAGATCTTGGGTCAGAAATAGTGGGCAGAATGTCTTTCAAGCCACCCTTCTTCGCAGCTTCTGATCGAGTCAACAAATCAAGATCAAAGTTTCCTTCTTCATCGGTGAACTGAAGGATGGTGGGTATGTTCTCAATACCAAGGAAGCTCTCTATCGACTGCCCTAAACTGTCAGCAGCATTCAACGTTTCTTGTGCAGCGTCCCTAACACCGCCAAAGATTTGACGAGGAGCCTCAACAACACCAGCCCCTATGTCAGCAGCAACACCGCCAACTGTTACTTTGGACTCTGGAATGTTTAATCGTGCAGGAGCAGGAGCCTCTGGCTGTGACAACTCTCCTTTCTGCTGCATACGAAACCTTTGAGCAGGCGTAACCACCGAAGCGTTCCGGCTGGCCATGTACTGCCCCGACATATCACTAGATGCCACTAAAATGCTCCTTCTTCGCCTTATTGAAAGCCTCTATATTTTCTTTTAACTGTTTTAACCGCTCGATATTGTTCCATTCTCTATTATATGTTTCGTCATCAATAGACCCAGCCTGCAAAGCGTCATTAAGAAGATTCAAGGAAGTGTCTAAATCCTCCTTATTTCCAAACAGCGGCCTTGGTGCGCGCGTGAGTTGATCTGTATCAACCAACCCGTCAGCCACCTCAAAAGGGTCTTCTCCGGCTAATACTCTGTCTGCAAACAACCGCCTAGCATCTGCCAATCGTTTCTCAGCCTCTGAATCCAACGATCCCAGCGGCCCCGTTACTCTCATGCTAGAGGTAATGAAATCTTCCGCTCTTCTAACATCGTTCTTTTTCAGGGGGGATTCTTCATCTTTCGACGCAACTACTTTGTCTAACAGGCTTGACGCTGTAGCGCTGGTCAGCCTTGAACCAGTGTTAGTCGTAATAATGTCGGTGATTTCGTCCAGCGGCTTATCTGCTCGTATTTCCTCATTGATAAGGTTGATCAGCGTCCAATCATCTATGCCCTGGCCTCTAGTCTGAACCAGATTTAACAATTTAGTAGCTTGAGTCTGGTTGATTTCTTTATTCCCCAATGCAGACGTAACATCGCCAGCAGAAGCGGCCCCACCCAAAACACCCAAATACAATTCAGAGGATTTTTGTTCCTGCGCATTATCAACAAATTCCTGATCGCCATCCTCTTCCTTGTTGCGCAAAGCTACAACACTGTTCAAATCAGCGACCAAGGTTTTATAAATATCTTCCTGTTCTGATGTTGTAAACCCTTTTAACGGGTTTTCTCTGAACTCCCTAACCAACTTGGCTGTTTCTGCAATACCGCCTTTTCTAGATGCATTGGTTCTTACAGCAGTTCTAATTCCTTCAACAGCTACCTTCTTCTGTATTTGGGAAAATGCAAAATCAACGCCCTCTTGATCAATACCGGGCTGGCCCACAAAGCTATCCATGATCGCCTTGGTTTCTATTAAAGCCTCACCAGCGGCAACCTGATTGCCTTCTCTTGCAGCCCGCACAGCAGCATCACTAGCACCCTCAATAGCTTTTGAGTTTTCAATGTCTGATATTTCTTGCTGCCTTGCGATAGCCGCTTGCTGAACTCGAATCCTTCCATCCGTTACTTGGTTGTCCATAAATTGGGCAACTTGGTTTCTGGCCGACGGATCAACCTCTTTTAATACGCCACTAACGTAACCGCCTACTTTCTCATTATAAGCCCCTACGTTGTCGGGGTTCTCAGCCTCAATAGCTTTCAAAGCCTCACGAGTATCATTGCCCAACGAAGCTAAATAAGACGTTTGTAAACTTTTGTTATATTGCTTGGTAGCCGCTCCACCTGTGATAATAGCCTCAAAGAAACCAACCTCTTTCTTTTTAGGTTGAGCAGTAATAGAGAACTTTTCTTCCCCAGCCTGAATAGTTGTGTCTTCAAGGGGAACCAAAGCAGCTTCTTCCCTGCCGCGCTTTGTTTCAACAGCAGAGATTAGCTGATCTGTCTGTTGCTTAAATCCTTCGAGCTTTTGCGTTAATGACAGGATGCCTTGAGCCGCCCCTGTAGAGAGGTCTTGAGAGCGTATTGGTACTTCTTCAACGAATCGTTTAACCACCAGCACTAGCCCCTGCTGTTGCCTTTTTCTCAACAGAACGAATCAAGCCAATATTGGCCGCAGTTCTTGCCTGTCTTTCGGCTATCTTGCCTCTTGCGCGTAAAGTCATTGCCCCCAGTTCGGTCTGGAATACATCGCGCTCAGTAGCCCGCTTCTCGGACTTAATATCTTCTTGAAGAATTGTAAGCGGAGAACCTTCAAAAGCAGCAATACCACCGGCACCGGCAGCAGCATTCTGAGAGGCAAGTGCTTCCGCTAACCGAGCCTTTCTGTCGCCTTCACGCTGAACCGCAGCTAACTCCTCCTGTTTAGCAGCAACCTCGGCTTCGCCTCTGGCGATCTTCCCAGCAGCTTTTGTTTGTTGAAATTGAACTACATCAAGAATTAAACCCATTAGAGTGCTATCTCCAAGCCTATACTGAGTATTGTCATTGGTACTGGATCCACCTGTGTAATAGTAACAGACGCATCTAGCGTCCAACCCAAGACGTGAATCCTCACCTCTCCCGTTTGTGGAGTAGGCGAATCAAACTGATCCTGGCCAATCGTTTTATCAGCAATGATCTGACCATTTACAATGATTCCGTTGGACTCAAACAACTGTAAAGCGACTCGTTGTATTTTCTTCTTCGCGAAAACATTAGGCCCGTTCTTTAATCCGACATTTAACGGCATAGTCCGAATAGTTGGTACATAATTTAATCCCGCTTCAATGATCTCGGCATCACGACCAATAGTAATTTGACCGCTGGCAACAACCTCATCATCCTGTACGGCCTCATCAGCCTTGACCCTTACCGTTTCCCCATCAAGATGGTCTAAACCCGTTAGAATAGGGCTTGTGCTAACACTGGAGCGAACCCCTGCATCAGCATTTAATAAGTCATCTTCTCTTTCTATAAATTGTACAGTGACACTATTAATCACTCTTTCGACTAAGAAATACAACCTGTCATCAACAACCGCAATAGACTTTATCAACCCATTAGTTGACCACGATGTGAATCCTTGAACACCTTCAGAAATAAGGGTATTAAACACTGTCAAACTTCCATCATTGTTCAAAATATAAACATAGTTGGCATCGGTTTTGGATGTTCCACGTGAAACGCTCAACTTAATAGGTGTGTTTATCAAGTGAGAGGCAAGTGTGGAAACAGAACGAGTCTGGTTTGCTTGAAACTCATTAATGAATACGAATTGATTCACAGACTTGCCAGTTCTCTGTACAAACAAAGTCACGCCATCAATGGTAACGGGCCTTACCCGCCTTGATCCCAAGTTGGTTTGAGGGTTTACCGCTATATTGCTAGGTGTGATTGGAGATTCAGGCACAAAGAACTCACCACCGGATGTAAATATCTGCAAGGCTCTGTTGGAAAAGATACCTTCAACTGCGTTCACCTGATCTGTATCAAGCGTGGCCGAAACCAATGTGTCGTCTAGACCTCTTCCTTCATCAAAATTAAAGAAATCATTGACCTTTGATCCCCATATTGTAGCCGGACGAGACTTAGAGCCACCGAAGAATAGCCTTCCTTCATGGAAAGTTGCTGTTCTTGGCCATCCTCGGCCAGCACTCCAAACATCTTCTGCGCGGCTTGTGCCGGCAGTGGTAACATTTCCTGAAAGCCTTGCAGCCGATGATTGGGCAAAGATTATCGCTCCTGATATATCGTCATAGTCGTCAGCAGAATCGTCACTAAATGTTATATCAAACTCGCCGGCAGATATAAACACCACTGAAACACCCGTATTGGCCGTGTTTGGCAAGTCCAGCAATCCGACCTCAATATTCTTTCCCGTTCCTCCGCCAAAAGCGATTTCCTCGGACAATATCCCGTCAAGAGAGAGCTTGAATCTATCCCCGGCAGTAAACGATGTAAACGAAAGCCTTTGAACCTGAGATACAGGAGTGGGGCTAGATCCATCGTTGTAATCAAACTGCGGTGTATTGGTTATCGTTAGAACAGAAACATCCCAATCTGTATCAGATGTTCTTGTTATGGTATGAAACTGAACATCAGGATGGACTACAATAGCTGTATCTGCTGATTGAATGTAATCAATATCGGCTAATTGGGCCAAGCTCCACGGAGTAACCGCGAAGTCATCACCTGAACCATTAATATTAGTTTGTAGAACCCCATCCTTGTATATCTGCATTTTTAAAGCAGTAAATACCAGCAGATAGTTTTGCTCTATATTGAAAGAGAAGTTCTCTGTACGACCATCACCCAATGCAGTACCAAGGAAAGCCATACCCGGACGCTTCTTCATGCCTCCTTGGGGAATGGGCAACACATTATCAGCGGTTCTTACGCCATTAAAATAGGCATCAAGATCAATACGCCCTATTGCTATAGGGTCGATTTCACCTCTGTTTAGGTTTGATTGTACCTGGAACAGTGCCATCAGAATCCACCAAACCCACCACTAAAACCACCGTGTCGAGCGTCTGTGAATGGCGAGTCTACTATGGCTTGCTGTGGATGGCCTTGAGAATCAATACTCATCGCACTTGCCAACTGGTTTATATAAACACCTTTGAAATACTGACTCTTGCTAGTGCTTTCTGTCACAAGCTGGGCGAAATCAGAAGCTAAAAGATATTCCAACGTCTTAATGAAGTGTGGAGGCAACGAGGTTTCATCAACCTTGAACACATATCTTAGAAGCAGTTCTTCTTCATTTGAATAGATCAAATCACCAACCACCACATAATTGGAGTGTGGCAATAGCGCCCATGTTCTTATGTGATCAGCAGGTACCTGAAAAGCATTATTGAAGTTGGTTAGATCATCAGGGGATTGTGAAAGTTTATTCAACAGCTGTTCTTTTAACGCAAACGTCCACGGATGCAAAGACAATAAGCCTCTGTAAGTGTCCTCGTATAGATTAGCGGCGGCTGTTGCACCTGCCCCCGGCTCTGTGAAGCTGCTTATCGGTTCATCACCAATCAATAGAAGCGCATTACTGGCAATATCTATGTCTGATGCCATAGAGCCTCCAAAAAAGTCCGCCCCTAACGGTTAAGAAAAGGGCGGGTTTGATTATGCCAAGGTAAGAGTAGAGTCCAGAACAGTAACAACACCTGCTCCTGAAATCGCATCAATGAACGTCAAGGTAAAGACCTCGGTTCCACCTGTTACGCCTACGATCCAGACCAAATCGCCAACATTAAGCTGATCAGCAACCTCGTTGAAATATCCTGAGGCTCCTGTCACTGCTTTTGCGTCAACGGTTTTATAAGTGTAGTGCCGAGGCGCATCACTATTAGCCATGGATGACATAGGTAAAAAGTTTGCTGCTAAAAAGGCCATGCTCTAAACTCCCTCATCATATTGAATCTTGATTATACCTTGAGGTTCCCTTGCTACAGAACCAGCCTTGAACACGCCATTTGCGAGCCAGCTTGTCTTCTGGGCAACCCAGTCGATAGTAGTTTGCAAGTCCATGTTAACGGCAAGACCAATAGCAGACTTTTGAAAAGCAAAGGCGGTACGATCAGCAGCAACACCGGGCAAACCACCCTCTTTGCGAGTGCCGATTACTATAAACTTGAAGCCCAAATAGGTATCAAGCTCACCATTTACCAACGCTCGGATAGTATTAAAGTCCGAACTGGTGACGGTGGTGTCTTCCAAAAGCTTCTGTAAAGCCAGCGCACGAAGAACAATGAAACGACCATCTGCCTCTGCTTCAATATCATCCAAATGCCCTTTAGCAGAGCGAATAGATGTGAGATCGAAGTTCCGGGTAGCTGAGATGTCAAAGATTCGACCCGTATCAGGGTCTTCATCGTTGGTTGCCGCAAATGAAACAGCGGCCAGAGCATCAATAACAAGCTGATCTTCACGGCGACCAATGGCTTTTGCGATAGTCTGCGCAAGTTCTTGGCGTTCGTCAAAATTGACTTCGGCTTGATCAAAGATGTCTGTGTATTCCGGTGCATTCCAATTCTGCATAGTCGCTGTTTGGCGAGCATGGCTAATATCCATTGGAGTAACATCGGCTTGAGTGGCTTTCTGATTGGCTAGACCTTTACCCATACGAGTAAATTTGTAGGATTCGCCTTTAAAGCCTGTGCGTAGAGATGCAGTTTCACGCAATGATTTCATGCCTTGGTATTCGTGCTTAACCTCGGCATCAAATTCAATTACGGCTGCATTTGATAAGTTCTTAGACATTTTAATGTCTCCTTAAAACGGAAAAAGTGTTGTTAACTTTCTTCGCTTGTCCAGAAAAGGGGCGAATTGAGTCAATCTAATTCAACCTTATTCCGGCCAGAGACACTGGTTATCGGTGGTTAACTTGTATGATAGCAAAAAACTATCAGCATGAACATGCTATTAGCGCATCCTGAATATCCCATCCGTTACGACGATGTTGGTCGTACCCGAATTATTCTCAACAAATACTTCTGGAAAGTCGGTTGTGATAAGTTCTCGTTGCCAAGGAATAGACACATTCTGGCCCTTGGTTCCGCTGACTTCCACACCTCGACCAGAACCAGATATAATTGAACCGTTTAAGGCAAGATACACAGTTACATCTTGAGTTCCGCCACCGGCAGCAAATAAACGGACAGATATATCAATCGGAACAGATAAGTCTTTTATGCCGTCATAAATTACTTTTCCTGTCGTATCTCCGGTAAAGAATGATTCCGAATCTATTGTCCATACAGCATTAACTTTTACTGGCGTGTTAATAGTGGAAATGACTGTTTCTGTCGCGTTACCTTGGAAATGTAATAACGCTTCTGGGTTTGTGTCCTGTATTCGGTTGATATTGTCAAACTTCCATAGAATATCGTCTCTGACCGAAACGCCAGTAAGATCAGTTCCAGTACCAGATAATCGACCATCTAATATTTGAGCCTGACCGCCTGCTACGATGTTTCCACTGTCAGTCAATCCAGATATGAACGTAGTGCCAGCACCTACAAAGATGTTAAAAGAAGCAACATCAAAGATGTTAAAGGTAGCGGTTCCCAATTCAAACAGAGTGCCGCCATTAACTACTGTAGCTATGAATTCATATGCAAATATAGGTATCAACCCTTCAAAATTAATTCCATCGGTTATGACACTACCAATCCTGGTGTTTGTAAACACTAATGATGCGACATTTTTAACCCGGCCCAATTTATCGCAAGAGTCGATAGTGACAGTATCAAATGTGCCTCTGCTTGTTTGTGGTGCAGAGATATCTTCAAAATCCAACAAAGTTCCATTGGCGCAATCAAGACCTACTGAAAGCACACTGAAGTCTCCATCAAGCGACTTTATGTATATATCTGTGCCCGTATAGTCCAGTATATTGATTCGTGCGCCTGTGGACGTAAGCGTGGTGCCATCGGCCATGTCCAAGCCATCAGCAATAGTGACATTGCCATCAATCTGATAGACCTTCGCTTCCAACGGATGACGCCCACCAACTGACACAGGGAAATCTGATTCTCGTCTGATTACTTGCGTTAGCCTCAATCCTGTTACTACCTCAGCACTAGAGGTATCATTCAGAATGTCGAGCGTAAAGAATCCATCGACACATTGAGCGAAGATCAAATCACCAAGGTCAAGCTCTTGGCGTTTATCGTCGAAGTAACCAACAGCAGAGACAACAGAAATAGTATCATTAGTCTTATAGCTATAAACGGTTGGGGTGTCTGTAGATTGAGCACCAACGGTTGCAAATGTACCTTGAGTAAACATTAGCCAACTACCTGCCTGTGGGGTTCTTGACCAAATACTAAATCACGCTTCTTTTCATACTCTGCGCGGAATGCAGGGTCTGTAGCAATACGTCGATTACCGCGTTCATCCTTCTCGAATTGCATCTTATGAACCTCTGCGGCCGATATTCCAGGCGAAGCAGATGAATCATTAGCCTCAACAGGTGCAGCACGAGTCATTGATACTAGCTGCTCAATAGCTTTCACAGCGTCGGCAGAAACCGCAGCGTCTTTAAACCCTTCGACTAAGTCAGTAGGCAGGTTTTTAGATGCCCATTGATTCAGATTGTTTAATCTTCGGTCAGCATTGTCACCCAACGAGGCAATGTCAGCAGTAACAGCTTCCTTTTCTGCATTGTTTCTCGCTAGTTCCATCGTTCCATAAAGGTTGATCAGCTTGCCAAACCCTTCCTGATTCATGCCCGCATCTTTGGCAAACTTGATAGCCTCTTCAACCATTGGATCGTCAGAGTTTATTTCGACACCAGCCTCTTTAAGCTCTTCTGAAACGCCAACAGCATAGTCATCAGGTGCACCAGTGAAAGACCCAAAGCGGCCCTCTAGTTCCGTGTATGACTTTAATACGTCATCAGTTCGAACAGACTTGTTCTCTGCATCCCAAAACTTTTCAGGGACGTTCTCAGGACGTTCAGTGGTGCCTTGTTCTGTGGTTGCTTCACCACCGGCCATTTCAGCTACAGCATTCTCTGCACTCTGATCTGCGCTCTGATCTTCTGCGTTCTCTTCACCCATTGTCTTCCCCTTCGTCTATTTTTCGTACAGTTAGTATAATGTTACGGATGAATTCCTTCTTGCCTTCTTCGATGCCAATCTCTAATAATCCCATACCAGCCTGCGCGGTGGGAACCATTAAGATCGCCTCCAGCCACAAAACTAGTAATTCCTCTCCTGCTTCACTCTCTGCAAAGGTTCGATGGATTAAGTTATCCAGCCTCGCATGTTTAGCCTCTCGATCCGCATTAATGCGCTCGACTTCATCTAAGTCAGTAAAACCAATTTTATCAAATACGTTCTCATCTTCTGGCTTATCCACTTATTCCGGCCTCCAATCCTGTCTGGGCTGCTTCCTGTACAACTTCGGCCAACTGTTTAACTTCATCCTCAGTACGAACCAATGATGCAGGTACGCCCAGCTTATCAGCCCAAAACCTCGCTAAATCCTCGACCTTAACAGAGGCTGCAACAACTTCGGGAGGAAGAGATGAGGCAACCGCATTGAACCAGACTTGTGAGTTTTGGAAGTCTTCCAAGCTCTCAGACTTGGCTAAAGGAGACTCTTGTCGAATAGTGACTTCCCGACCATCTACTTTGAAGTCAGCAAGTTTGCCTCTGGAGTTTAGAATACCCACGACAGCAGCCACTAAAGGCTCAACCAATTCCGATTTCAATCGGCCAATAGAAGCACCCTGCAACTTTAAGGCTTCCTGATTCCTGATAATGTTCTCAGTTGCCGTCCTCACGGGGTCTGTAATGTCGCCCAATGGATCAACCAGCAATGCTTTACGGATGTTCTCTTGTAAGTCAGAGAGAATCAAATCGCCGAGCCTGAGATCACCAGATAAGGGTAGTGCTGAGAGCGTGGGGTTTTGTGTGCCATTGTTGTTAACAGGGATAACGGAGCCGGGCGCTATCCTTACAGTATGAGGATTGAATACCCCGTCACTCACCCCTGTAAATACACCCGCCATTTGCAAAGCTGCGTTTTCAAGCATGAACTGTTTAACTTTGTTCGCCGTACGAATATCAGCCATCACCTGCATGATAGGGCCACGACCAAATACTTCACCCGGCGTTACATGCCACCGGAATACAATCAGCCGCTTGGTATCAAATGACTGTGAGAAGATGACATCTTTCTCAAATATAACAATCTGGTGGTATCTGTTGTCTTTGGGACTGTGCAACATGCCGACTTTGATCTCGACATCTGACTGTGATTCTTTTTTAACCAAGGCTTTTAGTTTAGATGGCAGATCAGCATCAGGCCAAGTTAGAGGAATGTTCTTAGGTTGTACCGACTGTCGCCTCCATACGCTCTCTACTGGACCGCCTGCTGGCTTCTCAGGGTACAACTCAGCCAAAGGAACATTGGTAAATTTGAGTATTGTATCGTCAGAGAATGGGTTTTCTTCGACCAGAATAGCGCCGGTGCCTATACCCAAGTCTGAAAAGGATGGTGTTATTTCAGTGGAGAAGTTGGAATGATTAAGCTGTGAGAAGAACTTGTCTGTTGAGTCCTCTAATAGCTCATTAACCTTATCCTCTTCATCATCAGGGACTTCATCGCCAGATGTAAGTGACATCCATTGCTGCCAACTTGGTACTAACGAGCCTTGTATTCGTGAGGCAAATTGAGCCAAACCCAACACAGCAGTTGAGTCGAAGATATGTCTGTTCTTGCGTTGACCGGGAGAGCGGAATCTGAAAGTTTCGCGCTCAGGGGCTGAGAAATCAAACGCTTCCTGATGAGCGCTGCGCCATAATTCCCACCTTTCCTGGGCCTTGTCGAACCTCTTCAACAAATCGGCCATGTTGCCCAAACCATTCGGAATGCTTGCCATTATGCCGCCTTATCTCCGTGATTGTTGTGGAAGCCGTTCTCAACGTCTGCGGCGCGCCTAGCTGCAATGGCGTCCGATTTCTCTGCGTAATAGCCTATATGCCTGAGTTTGCCCTCAATCATTATGGTGGCTCGCCAATTGCTGTCACGCTTCCACCACTCAACGCCCGTATGGCCGGAGGTGTTTGCTTTACTTAAAGAACAGTTGCGGGCGTTTTCCTGCCTTGTTGCCTTTCTTAGGTTAGACCACGAGTTATCCAGCCTGTTGTGGTTAATGTGGTCAACTTCTTTATCGGGCATATCCCCTGTCATATATAAGTAAGCCATCCTGTGAACAAGATAATCATTCTTATCTATGCCCATTCGATAATACCCATGATTTCCTACCGACCTAACAATAGACCCTACTTTTATGCGGTTGCTTGTACGCTTAATCCAAGTGAAATCACCCGTGTCAGGGCAATAGTGCAACAATTCTTTCAATCGAGTCTGTGTAATCATCCCAAAGTCTCACGGCCACCAACACCAGTTTCAGATGTTCTGATCAAAGATCGTCTACCTGCTGTACCGCTTTTAGCTAAAGCCTTACGACGAGCCACCTCATCGGTTTCTTCTGCAAGCCTGGCCTCTTCTTTCTGGCGTTGTGCAGCAATCTGTTCTTCTTGCCGACCCTGTGCCCGCTTCGCTGCTGATTTTCCGGTACTAAATACGTCACCGATGGGAGCCTCCTTATAGCGACACTGCGCCACGATTAATTAAATTCTTATACAACTGGTAAGGCGTAAACACTAAGTGCGCCCTTATACCCAAATGTCTTTTCACTACATCAACGCATGTAAGTATACCTAATTGTGCGCAATGTTTCATTGGGTCAATATCGGTCGTATAAGACAATATAAGCACGTTATCCCCCGTGTAGTCTGTTACTTTGGGGAAAGTATCAGCCAGCCTATAATCTATCTCTGTGTGGCTCCAGTGAGGGAGGACTGCTATCCAGAAGAGTCCAGCCTCGCTCTTTGTAATGCAGTAACAATGATGGAACTCTCTCTTGAGCCATCTGTGATACCAGCGGTCACCCACTGTCGTGTGGAATACTACAAACCACTCCTGCTCAACTCTTAGTTCATTCGAGTACATTGTCAGCCTTTGATGGATAGTGGGCCAACCACCCATCCACTATTGATTCAAAGTACCTGTAGTGGTTGTCTTGGAAACCCGGCCACTCCTCCATCTTTCTTTCCACCGCTCTTTTATGTTCTGCGTCTTTAGCAAGCTCTAGGGGAAACCTGCGCCTCATAAACTCTTTTGCTTCTTCTCTATACATAACCACGCTCAATCAAATACGTTGAGGGCTGTATTATCGGATCAACCTCTATCATAAAACCCTTCAACAAACCCCAGCAGGCGTGCTGTGGCTCTCTCAAGATACCGGCCCATTTGCTCATCATTACAATACTCGCGTGCGCTCTTGACTCCATACCCCTCTATCTCAACAGATACAGTAATTAACCATGACGAGTTGTGCGGAATCCATACAATGGTTGCACCTCTGCGTAGTTGGGCTATGTTCTCTTTATGCGTGGAGCTTCTAGTAATCATGTGGCCTTAATCAAATACATTGAAAGATGTCTTTGCTTGTATTGTTTCATGCTGTTTAAAACCCTCGCTCATTGATTCGTTAAATCCTAGAGCCAGTGTTTGCAGTGCATCTGCTCCGTGGCTCGACCAGTCGTGTACCGGTTCATCAATGAAGCTTTGCTTCTTGTCATCCATTTCCCGGTGATAGCTCGATATACAGCTGTAACCAAGTTCTGCTCTGGTGTCATCAATCCATAATCGAGGAAATAGTTTCCTAGCTGCTTGTATACCATCGCGCTTCCTGGCTGGCCTGACGGTTCTTTCCATGTGCAATCCGCATTCAGCCGCATACATCTTGGCGGTCTTGCCATTCATATCGTGTCGTTCACAATCATGTGGCCCCAAGTGTCTGCCTAACTGCCAGTTGCAGCCATGCTTTAATGACCACTCTTTGATTTTGTTAACATAATGCGATATAGCCTTACGATTGCACTCATAGTAATCAACTAAACGTATCTCTTTGCCGACTGCTTGCCAAAACCAGATAGAGGTTTGATCGTTATAACCTAAATCCCACGCTGTATTAATGGATAATGCAGGGTCGATAGGTAGTGAACATACCCTCTTATCATCAATTGCTGCCCGTAATTCATCACCGTACACTGCTCCGGGTATCTGAGCATCAAAGGAGCAATAGTATTCCTGTTGAATAATGTCTTCCCGCATACCTTCCGCGCGTTCTTCTGCGATAATGTCTGGGCCTATAACGGGTGAGCCATCCTCCCTCTTTGTATCATCGACCGTTAATATCTCACAATGCCAATCAGGGTTATCTCTTGCCATCTTATATAACGAATAGCCGTGGTTCTTTCCCCTGGATGTATAAATGAACAAGGCCCATCCTCCATTCTCTGCCAGCATAGGTCTTATGTAAGACCACGCATTAGGATCACATAAGGCCCACTCGCTAAACACCACACCAACAGGATTAGACCCAACCAAGGAGTCATAGTTATCAGACCCGCACAGTTGCCATGTAGAACCATTGACTAGCTCTAACATCATCTCAGTGCCTTGTGTGCGCTTTCTTATGCTCTCGGGGAATGCTTGGGTGAGTATCTTGCGGCCTTGGCCATCAATGCCGTTCCAGATAGCCTTCCTTGCTTGGGTCTGTTTTGGGAATAGATGCCAGTAGTTACCGACACGCTTGAACATCTCTTTGGCTGTGAAGTTTAATGATGATGAATCCTTGCCTGCTCTACGGTGCCATACCAGACAACCTCTCTTCTTTGTCTCCATTGCTTGGAAGAACGGTAGCTGGTGTGGTCTTGGTTGCCACTCATTAGGGATGGTGATCTCATTCAATTTCCCGCCCCTGTGTGTACTGCATCACATTGATGGTTAGGTTGCCACCACCTTCTCCGGTAACCTCTACTGCCTTTAGGTCTGGTAGGTATTTAGACAGTATTTTGATGCGCTGGTCATTGGCTGTCTTGAGCTTTGCAAGCTTATTAGCGAAGTCGTCAGAATAAGAATCCAGCTTTTCTATTTTTAGAATGTTATCAACAAGATGCTGGGCTGTACATTTTTCACTCAACCACTCTCTGAGAGCTTCTTGTCTTACCGATCTATTCTGTTGAGCTATGCTTAGTCCATTCTTAGACATTACAAATCCCTCGCAGTTACGTCTATGCAAAAAGCGGCGCTTTCGGCTCCACTGTCTCTTGCTTGTTTAATACGGTTATACACTGTGCCTGCACATATCATTTTATTATCTATCTTGCCAGCCATTGGCGTCATCTTGTTTGCGCTGTAGAATCTTAGGCTATCAATCATTAGTGTTTTAGTCGCCCATCCTGTTCCCATGGCTCTCTCTGCCCATTGTGGGAATTGATCGTATAGATACCAGGCGGGTATTTTAGGGCTTGCCCATAGATGTTTTGACATTGCGTTCTCCTTTCGGGCGCTTATTTCTACTTTTTACGGCGTTCTTTTTCCAGATGTGTCGGCATGATAATTATCCGTATTTAGTCATTGATTTTTGATCGGGATTCCATACTTCGACACCAAACTCTTTACATATCTTGGGGTTGTTTCCGCCATTGAAGTGGGCCATTTTACCGATACATGCTTCTAATTTAGCAATACGCTCGTTTAGGACATCATACTTGCTGATCTTTGCGACAGTAGATTTTTTGGTCATCTTGACGGCTTGGGCGGTCTCTTTGTTTTCTTCTGATAACTCGGTCATATCATTTTCTCAGTGGATGATAATTGTTGATGGGGTAGTGCCTGTTCGTTTCACACACAAAAGGCGCTCTGCTTCTTCATTGTCGAACGGTATTTTTTTACACTTTTTAACTTCCACTATTAGACCCCATGATTTACTTAGAATGTTCGTATGCATTTGGCTTATCTCCGTAAGTCATTTGATAGGGGGTAGGGCGGTACAACGCCCTATGCCCGTATTATAACTCTTTCAGCTTTTCTTTGTAGCGCCTCTTGATCTCAACAACCTCTTTAATCGTTAAGCGCACAATGTCGTTATTGTTTTCCAACGCATCAACCCGATCTTGTCCTATCCGCTTTACTAGCCGGATTCTATACTCCAAAATATTGCCGCTTAAATCCTGATTACACGGCCTGGCGCATTGCTTATGACAGTTATCCTCGTTGAACCTTAAATGCCTTGCAGCGCCAACACTTCGATAGTGACCAGCGTCCCACTTAGCCTCTGTTCTTTCACAGGAAACACACGGCAGTAATTCATCACGTTTTCGTATGAACGCATTAAACGCTGTTTGAGCTTCACGCAAATGGTCGGCCTTCGACTTAACCTTTGCTCTGCGCTCTCTGGTTTCCTTCCGCATGGCCTTCTCCGTGTGCTTCTGACCCTCTTTGGTCTTGGCTACCGCCAGCGCACAACTGCCATTACAGGCAATCTGCAACGAGCTAAACGGTACAAACAACTTCTTGCAGTGAGTGTTTCGGCAGCGTTTGCGCTTAACGGCTGGTTTCTTAGCCATGTGTCACAACCAGATTTCAACAATCAATCCAACAGGAATCAAGGCTGCCGACAACAAAAACAGCGCGACAATAGAACCCCTAAAACCGATGCTCTCCACATCGCTGAAAGTCCGAATCACCGCCCAAGAGAACAAGAATAAAACCAATCCGGTTAACGCTATATTAATTCCCATAATTCACCTCTCTTCCTCTACTTGTGTACGGGGAATGCTTAAAACAACAGGCTCGTAATGTGCTATATCTTTTCGTGCGCCTTTGAAACCTTCTCCTGTATGGAGCCTGCACCGCCATTCAGAACATCTAAAAGCGTGGGTTCTGATCTTTTTGCGCCTGTAATTGATTGTCCGTCTGCTAGTGCCTCAGTAGGTGTACTATTAGCTGTTAATGTCCAGAACTGAAAAGTACCGTTAGCTGGATCAAGTACAGGCGTGGTTCCTGTGACATTAAACTGAGTTTCTACGAACTCCTTGAAAGTCTGCTCAGCAGTAAAGGACTGGACTACATCTAACTTAGCTGTGTCAGCATCGAATGCTTGTACATCAACTCCTACTTCAACACCTAGATTAGTTCTTGATGTGGCATCATTATCCAGATCAGATAGATTATTAGCGGCTAGTAAAGCCCCGGAACTAGTATCTCCTTTATCACCAGACCTCACAAAGATTAGGCTCATTTCGTCGGTATCAGAAAAACTACCGCTTCCAGTTTCGGCATTCTCAGGTGTTGGGCCAGAGATGCGGATAATAACATCGTCAAGGTGGATCAAAACCTCGTCAATCGAGTCGATTTCTAGGCTGAGTTGAATATGTTTGCTTTGCTCAACGTCACAACATTCTTCTTCTAACATCTTTCTCTTCCTCTACTTTCATTGTTTAATCTCTACTCTGCCACCGGATGGTTCATTTCTCTTTGACCGGCCAAGGAACACCAACGCCCCACTTGGTCGCAATATGCCTGTTCAGCGCTTCGTATATTTGCGGGTATTCTTCTCTCGTCGGTCTAGTTGTTGACGACTTACCCGTAATGGCTATTTGAACCGGACGCCATAAAAACTCTTTCACTGATGGCTTCGACCACGGCAATTCTGCGTCGGTGTTCATCACCTGCATGAAGTCGTAACCGCCGTCATTCAACGCCTCTGCCAGTTGCTCGCAGTACAGATGCAAGGCATTATTCTGTAGCTCAGACCGTTGTTTTCCAGTATTCCAGCGCCACATTACGTATTTCTCTTTTTCGTACAGGGCTTTAGCAAACCGCATGAAATCTTCAAACGTCTGGTCATTGTTAGTCACCCAAAGCTGGCTCAAGGACACTCTCCCCATGATTTTTGTGGAAGCCATGTTCTAAGTTGGCCGCTTTAAAAATATGCTCTCCGACTTTAGGGTGTACGCAATTCCTCAATATTTGAGCAGGGCAGTGGTTACTGCCGTAATAAATGTTTTCTTCGTAATGAATCCCCAGCCAGTCCATAAGCGCCTTCTTTCCCGCAAGGTCTGCTCTGTTAATAAAGCCTGATGGTCGAGGCACATCGAAGTGATCAAAATCAAAGTTTGTCCAAAATAGATGCCTTCCCATTTTTTTAGCTTCTACTAGCGGCTTGTAGAACGGAGATACGTTTTCCACCACCCATAAGCCTTTGAAGAAATGCTGCAAAAACAATATCTCTTGGTAAAGCTCCATGTTTGGGTAGCGCCTTAATTTGTGTCTGGTAGCTTTGTTCATTTTGCTGTGTGTTTGGCAGGGCGGCGATGACCAGATGAAGTCAAATTCGGCGTAATGCTCTAATAAATACTGATGAGCATCGCCCACCACTAACGTGTCGTTTGGGTGGGCCCTGGCATAAACCGCCGCAATCTTTGGGTGGTTTTCTACCGCTGTCACTTCGCAACCAGTCCAGAGCTTCCCATTTCCGCCAAGACCGGCGTACAGATTCAAAACTCTCACTTCACCCCCTTATCTGCTGTGAACATTGTGTAATGGCATGCTCTACAGGTTTCACGATCCCCGCTGATCTCAGACTCTTTGTAAACAACGCTAATCTCTCTGCGTATGTCGGTGCCGCTGCACATGGGGCATTCAAGCATTGGTTCTAGCCTTTTTCCTTCGTTCTGCGCCAGATCTGGATTCACCATTATATCGCAGGTGTATATTGCTCGACATTCCGCTCTTCAGCACGTCAACCGCACCCCCTGACTTCTCGAAAGCCTCAATGTCACGCGCTATCTTTCGTCTTGCCGCTTCCTTTTCAGTCACAGCCACAACAGGGTTAGAGTCCAGTCGATGGATGGCACCAGGCGGAATTGTTTGCTTTAACATTAGTTAGTCATCTTCCATAAGTGCCAATCCTGGCATTGCAAAAAGAACAAAAGAGACAAACCCAATCAGCCCAGCAAACATCACTTTTGCAACTCCCACAGCCATTGCTACTAGTTCAGTAGCGCGCACCGCCTCTATCACGTCAACGATTCCACCAACAAACCCCCACCAAACGCCGATCCATACACCAGCAACTACACCAATAATTATCAGCAACGATCCAATCAGAATTTTCATATTTCTATCCTCGGTTAATGCCTAAGTCGGCGTCATTTGATGCTCACTTTAAACCACATCGGTGTATAGGTGCATTTTATGAGTGACCAGCGTTGGTTTTTTGGTCACGTTAATGAGGAGTTATATATTAAAGCTGCCTTTTGCCACGCATCCCATCTGGCATTTTGAAGCAGGGTCGGAAGAGCAGCCCAACCAGCTTTTTGTGAGTACCCATTAGCTTGCTCGTTCCATATCATGTGTGTTGCGGTTGGGTAGAACTTATCTTCAAACTGCTGACGCAAAGACTCATCACTGTTGCCGGTACTTGGTTCGGCGTATGTACACTCACAGTTATTAAAAAGGCCGCAGCCCGGACACCATTCATCTTTCATTCGCTCTTACCTCCAAAGTTATACCTACAGCCTATTCCATGCGTCTAGCTGAAAAGATGTAGCACTAGGCACTAGCTCTCGGTTAGGCAGCTTTAGCCAATCCCAATAATTTTTTGGATATTCTCTTTGCGCTTCATATTGAGTAATAATATTCCAAAAAAGAAAGCGTTTTGAGGTGGTGATTACAGTCTTTCCTTTAATAGTTTCTTTATGCTCAAACTTCATCTTTCTATCCTCTTAGTTAACTTTGGTTTACTTCTATAAATCATATACACCACCAGTCTGGATCATGATATTCTGGCATTTGTTTATACAAAAGTTCTGTTATATGGTCTAGCTCTCTAGTTATTTCATCTTCGTCAAGATCGCTGAATATCAACTTGAGCATTTCGTAGTTTATTGCTGCATCTGTTTTCATATTTCTGGCCTATTCAGTCAAACAACGCTTTCAGTTTAGCCGCTTCATTTTTACCAACATCTTTACGGCGAGCCTTCTCGGTTAGGTCTTCCAGTGCTGGCTGAAACTGCTTGTGTGCTGCCTTCACCGTGCCCGCTTGTTTTATGGCCCCAATGCAGCGGTCAATGTCCAGGAACTGCCAGCCGTCCTCGCTGTTCTGCTTTTGGGTATGAATCCAGGTGCAGCCCTTATCAATATATTCCCTTGAATATTTGCATATGTATTGGCCATGTTCGCGCTTGGAGTTTCTAATCAACTCCTCGTTTGGCAATTGACTACGATACTCACGACCATAGATATTGCTTAATCGCAAATAGAAGTAAGCAACAGAATCCTTCTCCTGATCGTTAAAAGTCCGTTGCTCTGTCGTAGTCAGTGGTTGCCCTTGCGAGTTCCGCTGCTTTTTCATTAGCTGTTTGATACTGTCCATTACTTTCCACTTTAATTATGATTTCATCTTCCCATCGTTTGCCATTTAAGTATGTGCTTGCATGGGGTATATAGTTTTTACGGTCTAATGACCAATCTCCAGATTTTAATCGTTGCTCAATGTTAAGGGTTATTTCTGTAACCAAGCCATCATTTGGATTAAGTTTCTTCCATGCTAATCGAGCCTTATCCTTCGCTGTCAGCCGGGGGTAAACAGACCAAAAAAAATCAAACGACACACTATTGTTTATTCTTTGTATATTCTTTGTATATTCTAGTTCACTGGTGGGGGGGTTTTTGTCAACCATGGAGGGGTTTTTGTCAATGGTTGAACCGTTCCATGGTTGAACCGTTCCATGGTGGGGGGGTTTATTGAATCTGTTAGCTATCAATACATAGGCGCGTTCCGGCAATATTGCAATGTATTGATTGCACTTACCTGAACCACCAATTGAGTGATCAACAGAAAGCCACCCCTCGGATTCAAGAAGTTTTATATGCCTTGTTACAGTATTCCTGGATAATCCAGTTTCGTAGACTATCCGACTAATAGATGGGTATGCCATGTTTTGTTTTTCGTTCATGAAAGAACGTAGATAAGCGGCTAGCAGTTTTGAAGATGAAGGGAGATCGGCACACCAAATAGCTTCAAGCCAGTTGATGATATTAGATTTTATATGGTTCGGGGGGTGTTTCATTATTATTTCACCAGTCACCGTTTCCAGTCACTTAAAGATTGCGGCAACCTGACTGGTGGTAGGCTGTCTCTGGGTTATAAGGCCAGATAAGCCGCGATTGATATTCTACTCTTCCTATCCTTTATCGCAAGTTACTGCGCAAACCATGCTCAAAAATGGCCACTATTTCTTCGATACTGATTACCTTGTTTGCAACAGCTTCCTCAATAGCGCCTCTAGGCAATAGCTCATCTTCTTTCCTATCGTAATAAAGGAAGCCTGCAATCAAATCTTCTGTCGTGGCTTCAATGTTCTCTTTTAAACTCTTCATATAGTCCTCTGTTCTATTTGTTCAAGTGTTAGCCCGTTCTGTTGCCAGGTGAACTACGCCTAGACTCTAATATCATCTGTGATGCCGTGAACTGATTCTGCATTGCGGCTATTGTTACAGCGTAATGCGTCTCTCCTTCCCAGTCCGTGTCCGGTAGCCCGTCTACAAGCCACCTCTCCACATCTTCTCTTGTAACAGTATGTTTGGGTGTCGAACAGCAGTAAGCAACAACTGGTATCCCTCCAGCTTGCTTAATTGCTTGTTTCAATTGTTCCATGCGACCATTCTACCGATAGCAAACAAAGACTGAATTGTTTTTGGTGACTGGTTTTCAAATTCTGGTCACTGTTACAGGTGGTTATAAATCTACGGAAGTATATATTGGGTGCCATACCAACAAACAAGGGGTGTGGGGCATGGGTCACGATATAAAAGATATTAGGTCAACGACAAGAACGCATTATGAGTGGGATATTGAAACCTTCGACCCTGCGACAGGAGATATTGAGGACCACAATCACGATGACAAATGCCCCGGCATTCCTTCGGATCACGACAAGCGGCTCGTTTTGGTTCGAGACTTTTACGCGGTTGTTGTTAAGGGTGGCAAGGTAATTGATGCAGACCTAACAGATAGGCAGTGGGCCTATGTTAAGGGAGGCAAGCTGCCGGAATTATTTGATGATACGAGAATTAAAGTTCCTCTCAGATTCCACAAAGAACTAAGAAAGTTAGCATAGTGGCGTATATTTAACTCAAACCACAGAGGGAAACACCATGACAACCAAATTCAACGATGATGAACTTGAGCAGATGCGAGATGAATACAGGAAAGATGAGGTGATGGAATTAGAACAGTCTAAAAAAGAGGCCGTCATAGCTAATTGGGTTGATGATTTTATGGGTGACATCAACAACGAAGATGCCATTATTGAGATCGCCAGCAACAATGAGGACTGTGCTGAGGCAATTATGAACATATGCTCTATCAAGGTTACGTCTGACATGGTGGGCCACCTAACGCTGAATGAAGTAGAGGCTCTGGCGCGAGCGTCAATGCGGTTTATTAAGTGTATAGAAAAACACGCAGAGGGTTATGTGGAGAAAGAGTTATGAAAAACTTGAACAGAATCACGGTTATTTTGATTTGCACCAGTCTCGATGGGGATTTACATTAATGGGTCTTCAGTTAATATGGGCTGGTATAAAAAACACAGGTGTTATATGGATTAACGCTATTGATTGTGATTCTGTTGAGTGCAACGGGGTGGATATCTTACAACAAGATGTTGTGACCAAACGGGACATTACAGTCGCTGATTAACATTGAAGAAGTCCGCTATACAGCCATAATGGAATGAATCAAAGGAGCAAATAATGATCATCGAATACTGTCATAAATCCAAATGCCACGTTGCCAGCGGCCATATTAAAGGCCGGTTTGTCATTGCAGAAGCCACTAGCAGCATCAAAGCATTTACTGCTTGGGTTGAATTAGCAGCCAGGGCTGTATCTAAAATGGGAGCAGCGTAATGAGTGATAAAGTCTATTTTATGAACAACGGTTCGTTTGATGTTCGAGCAATGTTGACCTTTGGTGTTTCCGCAAAAGAAAACGATAACGCCATTGGCTACTTTGGAACCGGCTTTAAGTATGCGGTTGCCATTATCTTGAGAATGGGCGGAAACATCACTGTTGAGTCAAACGGCGAAACCAATGTATTTACAGCGCGCAAGAAAACCATCAGAGGCCAAGAGTTCAGCATTGTTTATTGCAATGATCGGGAGGCAGGATTCACTACGCGGCTCGGCATAAATTGGGAGCCGTGGATGGCCTTTCGTGAGCTTTACTGCAACGCCAAAGACGAATGTGGGGAGATCGCAGCAGAACCTAAAGATTTTGACACTGTGATTACCATTAAATGCCATGAGATTTACAGCGCCTTTATGTCGCGTGACGCGTATTTCATTAGCGGGGTGCCTGTTGCTACCAGCGAATCCGTAGAGATTTATGACAAGCCCTCACAGTTTATCTATTGCTGCGGCGTGGCTGTTAAACAGATCGCTGATGCGCAATTTACCTACAACCTCACGCAGCGCATTGATCTAACCGAAGATAGAACAGCGAAGTGGGAGCATCAAATCAGATACCCGCTGCAAAGGTCGTGGCAGCTGCTTAAAGACGCCTCGATTATTCGCCGCATCATTGCGCCAATCGAAAGTTATGAAAACGCAACCGGATTCGATACTGATTGGCCGACAAGCGACGAATTTACTGATACGGCAGTGCAAATGTTGAAAACGACCGGGGTTAGCGAAGCCGCTAGAACTCATGTGTCTAAGCTGGATGAAAAGGCAGGTAATTGGCCGACCTTTGAACTCACAAAAACGCAGTCAATAATGCTGGTTAAAGCCAAAGATTTTCTTCTTTCAATTCAGGTCAATGTCGATGATTTTGATATTCGCACTGTATCAGGTCTTGGCAACGGCGTGATGGGCAGGGCGCTCGATGGTGTTATTTATCTGTCAGACATGCCGTTCCAAATGGGGACAAAACAACTGGCCTCAACATTGCTTGAAGAGTGGGTACACAATAAATACGGGTGTGCTGATTTTGACCGGAATATGCAGACATGGCTTTTCGACAAAGTGTTGTCCATCGGTGAAGAAATGATCGGCGAACCAATTTAAGGGAGCAGCGTAATGACTAAACAAATATCTATTGTTGAAGAGCTATCCAAACTGGAACCGTCCTTTAGCAAGCAAAACCAATATGGCCTAGCGTTTAAGTCCGAGTGTCTTTTTGCGCGCCAGCAGATTGTTAAGAATGATCTCACGCAGAAAACAGCAAACAACAATCCAGCATCATTGAGAAACGCGATTCTTAATGTGGCAGCAATTGGTATAAGCCTTAATCCTGCAATGGCTCATGCTTATTTGGTTCCTCGTGGCGGACAGATATGTTTGGACATTAGCTACAAAGGATTGGTGAAGCTGGCAACTGATGCAGGCGCTATCGAATGGGCAAAGCCTGAACTCGTATATGAGAACGATACATTCAATTATCTTGGCCCCTGTACGCCACCAGAGCACGTTGCAGACGTTTTCGGCGATAGAGGCAACCCAGTGGGTGCATATTGCCTAGCAAGGCTTAAAAACGATTATATGGTCGAGATCATGAATTGGGCTGAAATCCAAAAGGTGAGGGATACATCCAAAGCCGCCAATGGCCCGTGGAAAACCTGGCCGCTGGAGATGGCTAAAAAGACAATTGTTAAGCGCGCATCTAAATCATGGCCTCAATCTAATGGTAGAGATCGGCTGGACACTGCTGTTGAGGTTATAAACCAGCACGAAGGTTTGATCGAAGAACAGCGCAGCATGTCTGAATATTTGAAGGCAACTCCAGAACAAGAATCAACTTTTCGTGATTTGCTTGGCGGTGATCCGCTTGATTACTTCCTTTGGTGGGAGCCGCTTGATGATCAGATAAAAATGTCATTGGGAAGCTCATTTCCCAAGGGTGAGAAAGGCAAAGGTGCGGATTTAATGCGCAATGTTAAGCAAGCAGGACAAGAACAATTTATTGAGCTTATAGCTGATCTTACAACCGCCTGTGAGAAAGAAGATGAAACAGGCGTAAAAGAAGTGCTTGAAGATTTACCGGAAAACCAATATCAGACGCTTATTGATACGCTGAGTGTTGAGTTGGTGCGATACGCCATTGACGTTATTGAATCAGCGTAATTAAACAACTAAACAACTAAAGAGGAAAGAGAAATGAACATTGATCAACTAACGTATGGCGAAATGAAACAGATAGCCAATATCTTCAACAGCGAACCCACCAAGTCGGGCGGATTAAATCGAATGATTGGCGATAAGTGCATTATCCGCACCTATTCCGCTGGTGTCTGGTTTG